AGTGTATTGTTCTGGCGCGCCATACGGCCCGTCTTCATACTCAATCTTGTAGGTACGTTTTTCACAGAAGTCTTTTACATATGGAAGCAAACCAAGTGGAAGCTCACAAGACTGAGCGTTGAACAAACGAATTTTTCCATCCCACACTTTATTACGATAAGCGGGCATGAACTTGTATCCAGGAACGAAAAAAGAAAAGAAGTCGGAGAGCTCAGCTGCGATACCATAGTCACAGCCGATAAACATTTGTGCTTCGTTCTTCTTCTGTATGATTAGCTTATCCACCACTTTCAAACTGCTTCCACTTAATAATGTTACCAATCGTCTGGTGTCTCCAGCGAATCGACTCAACAATCTCTTGTAAAGTTTCTACGATCGTTTTGTAGTATGTAATTTTTTCTTCAGACTTCTGAATCTCAGTGTCAGAGTCATAGTAGTACTCCATGTCACCTTTCATAATTTTCAGACCATTGAAAGGATCGTAGTTCCATCCTTTCGAGTCGATCTCTTCTTGAGACATCTTTCCGTTGTAGTAAAGCCACTTATCTTTAAGTAGAGTTTTTTGATTTAGCTGCGCTCTCTTGAGCTGCAGCTTAGCGACAGACAGTAGCTGTAAGTACTTTGCGTGGATTTTTGCTGTGTCTACCGAAGCTTGATCAAGCCGTGATTGATTGATCTCGCTGTCTTTTTGCCATTCCGTAAGAATATTTTCGAGATTTAGCAATGTTCACTCCATTCATTATATAAAGGTATTTATCAACTGATTTCGAAGTAATTCGTGCGGAAGGTGACAGGGAAAGTGATGACTTGAGTGTCAGAGGTTGTTGAAGCCATACTTAACACTCCAAGAGAAGTCGGAATACAGTTAGCGTACTTGAATGTCTTGGTGGTGTTGTTGTGGCTAGACAGGATGTTAACAGTGATGTCTGCTTCATGAGTGTACTCAGAACCAAGATCTGTCGTAGTGTTTCTTTGAATATTTCTTTCCACACCCTGCTTCATCCACTGAAACATTTCGACATAAGCTGAGATGTCTTCGTCAACGATGACGTCGAAGGACAACTCTTCGAAACTGATCGTGTCACCAGGCAGGGCAAGGTTTGAAATCCTTGAGTAGGGAACAGGTGTAGGATTTACTGAGACGCTGGGGTGGTTGAAAGTTTGAGCAAAGAACTCAAAGTTACCGAACCTCGTACGGTTGACGATCACTCTAAACTGACTTGGTTGAAGAAAGTTTATGTTGTTCGTGAGAGTGTTTGAGAGAGCCATGTCGCACCTTTTTTACAAGTTATTGCTATTTATATGTAAAAAAAGTGAAAAAAGTGCGTTTTAGGGGTTTACATTCTCATGAGAATGATTATATTACTACTATAAGGAATGGAAAGGAACCACTACGATGTCAATCTTCCACAAATCTCTCTTCACAACTTCCGGAGATTACTTGTTTTACAGCCCTGCCGGCAGCAACACTCGTAAGTTTGTCGCTCGCTTCAAGCACCGTGGTCCGATTACCAAAGCAAAGTTCTTGAAGGAACTGATTGCTAATCACAGTGTTGAAGGCTACTTCGCTGAGCTGGAAACTGGTAAAGCTCCCTTTGCAATCCTTCGCGATGCTAACGAAGATTGGTACTACGGTATCCTCGAAGCATTCTCTGGCAAGTCCCTTCGCTAATAGGAGATAAGAAATGGAAAAGATTGTTCGTGATGAAATGGTAGCAGTTGCGGTATCTGGCGGATTTGGTGCTGGATGGTCAACTTGGAACGATATTGATCCAATGGATGCTCGTTTCAATCAACTATTTCTGGATGGTAACTTCGATGAGGTTGCACGTATCTGTGATGATGAAGATCTTGGCTATGCGGGTGGTGCTCGTGATGTAGAGATTGTGTGGGTTCCTATTGGTACTGAGTTTATCATTACTGAGTACGATGGCGCTGAAAGTCTCCAAACCAGGGATAGCTTTAACTGGAAAGTAGCATAAAAAAAGGGGCAGCCTAAGCCGCCCCAGTTTGTTTGGGAGGGGTTGGTTCCCCTCCCTTTTTATTTAGATCATGCAGATAGGATGTTATCTACACGGAAGATACGGTAGTACTGGTTAGTCTTCGCAGCTGCAAGACCGTTCGCAGGAGTATCGCCAACGAATGGGTTTGATACCATGCCGTAGCGAGTCTTGAAGCCGATCTTTGGCTGGAAAGTATCTTCAGCAACCGCACGTACCATAGTGAGAGGTACGTATGGGCAGTAGAAGAGACCAGCGTCGTATGGGTTAGTACCCTTATAGCCTACAGTGATGTAGTCTACAGTTGCATATGGGTCGACATATACACGAGTACGGCCGTTAAGAACACCAGCGAAAGTGTTGCCAGTGTCATCAACGTTGAGGTTAGTTGACAATGCAGGTGCATAGTCAAGCATACCAGTTGCAGCAAGTGCAGAAGCTACGTCTGAAGAAGTGATGATGAAGTTACCACGACCTCTACGAGTTTCTTTTGCAATCTGGTTCGCTTCACGCTCAAGCTGAACGATCAGACCCTTGAACTTTTCTACTGACCAGCGGCCATCCGCGTCAGTTGCAAGGTCAAAGATACCGTTGATTGCAGTGTTTGAAGTAAGAGCACCAGTCTTCGCTTGTGCGTTGATAGTGCGGATAACTTCACGGTTGATTTCTGCAAGGATTTCAGTTGACAGAATGTTTGCTAGTTCTGTCTCAGCATCAAGGCCGTGAATTGCCTTAAGATCCTGAGCAAGTTCTAGTGAGTATTCTGCTTTGAGTGCACGTGACTTCGCAGTAACAGTTGCACGCTCGATAGTGAAGCCCATTTCGTTGAATGAAGAACCACCAGTTGAGCCAAGAGCTTCTGCGTCTGCAGTTGGCATACCGCCACCGAAAGTTGGACCAGTACGTGAGTCATCGATTGACGAGTCAACAGTGCGAAGACCAGTTGAAGAGTCGTCAAGAAGACCACCAAGACCTGAACCATCTGCACCCTGTGAAGCACTTGAGTCGCCAGAGAAAGTAGTGTCTGCTTCGTTGAAGAGAGCTTCAGTGTTTGCAGTTGAACCACCATTGTAGCGTGACTTCATCGCGAAGATCAAGCCAGTTGGGCCAGTCATTGGCTGAACACCACATACGTCGTATGCCATCATGTTTGGCATTGCGCGACGTACGAGAGAGATCAGAACTGGGTTCCAGTTTGCTGCTGAAGTAGTGTTGTTGCCAGGTGCAGCTTCAGTAAGCATTGCTTCTTCACGAAGTGCCTTTTCCTGGTTTTCAAGGATGATTGCAGTTACTGCACGACGGTGTGCGTCAGTGATTTTACCTGCAGCATCTTCATTGAGAACTGGTGACCACTTCTCCATGAGAGCTTGTGCGTTAATTTTAAGATCCATTTTGGGATTCCTTATTGCTTATTAGTTCTTCTGATTGCGGAAAGATACTGAGCCATAGCATCGCTTACTTCAATTTGCTGATCATCATCGTTATCAACTTCTTCGTTGATTACTGATTCAACTTTTTCTTTATTGAAGTATGATTCCTTCAGAGTTGCAACTTTCGCTGCAAAGCTTTCGGCATCATCGAAGTCTACTGACTCGGCAAGCTTCTCAAGCTTAGTTACTTGAGTCTCTGCGAGGTCCTTTGAAGCTTCACGAATGATGTGCTTACGCTGAAGAGTTTCAAGCTCTTCCATCATCTGAATGTTCTTCTCAGTCTCTTTGTTGAGAGATTCTTCAAGTTCCTGTACTTGCTCAGCAAGGCCATCAACTAGGTCGACCTTCGACTCTGGAACTTCGATGTAAGATTCAACGAACAGATTCTTAAGATTGTTCATGAAGCTTTCAGCGATTTCAGTGCGAAGACCAGTTTGGATAGCAAGTTTATTTTCTTCCATCCAATTTTCAACTACGTAGTTAAGGTAGCTATCAACTTTTTCTACAAGATCTTCTTTAGTTCTTGCGATTTCTTCTGCAAGCTCTTCAGCATACTGCTCTTCAAGACGCTCAACTTCTTCCGAAATTTTAGTTCTTACTGCAGCTTCAAAGATAAGAGCAGTCTTTTCTTTGAATTCTTCTGATAGAGTTGCTTCTGATGTTACAAGAGCATCAAGATCTTCTTTAAAGTTGTATGAAGTTTCTGAAACTTCAGCAGCAAATTCAGTGTCTTCCATCATCTTGCTATAAGCAGCAGTTAGCTGCTCTTTTTTCATGCCAGACATCTTATTGTACATGGCGTTAACCATGCCTGCTTTAGTTTTAGGCATTGGCTCGCTGTTGCTCTTGTCGCCAGTACGCTTTGGTGCAGTTTTACCTGCGCCAGCAGCTTTGTCGACAGATGCTACAGACTGAGCTTCCGCGTTCTTAGGATCATGAGCTTCTTCAATCTCAACGTCGTTGTTTTCGATATCGAGCTCAACATCCTGTTCTTTGATACGATCAGTCATGTTTGACTCCTTACATGTTTTTCTTTATCAACGAGAGGAAATTCTTAAACTCACGAACCTGTGTCTCATAGAGATCAGTGCGTGATGCCTTCTTAATTTCAGTCTCCATTCTTTCAATTTCTCGAGCTTCAATGACGCCGTTATTCCAGACCCACTCTACACCTTCCATAATTCCATTTACGAAAGCTTCTGGTGCAGATGGATCTTGCACTATATCTACAGTGTTAAGAATAAAGTCTTCTTTGACGTACATAGTACCGGCACGATTCTCGAGAGTACCCATTCCACGAGTCGAAACGCCTAGTTGACAACCACCTTCTAATAAGCCCTGAACGATCTTACCGTTCGGTGTGTCAAGGATAAGCGCCTTACCCATCACGTTGTTACCGTTCCAATCGAGTTCGGTAATGCGATGGGATACTTTGTCTAAGTTAACAGTTGGACCATCAGGGTGATTGAGTTCGCCAACTGCTCTCTTAGTTAATACTTGTTCTTTTACGTACTTGTCTACTGCTCTTTCCATGATTGGACGAGGGTAGATACGGCCGTTACGATTCTTGCTTTCGGCTTGAGCAAAAATACCTTCAATAGTATATTTTTTACCGGAGTCTGTCGCTTCGGTAAGAACATTTAATTCCTGTTCAAGGTATTCCGCAATGAGCTTCATGCTTTTTAGCCTTTGTACTGTTTGACGAATTCTTTCGCCATTTTTTCAGCCTCTTTTTGAGAGGAGTATGTATCTAACTTGTCACCATCAACGTAGGCAACAAACTTTGAACCTTGTTTATGTACCATGATTGGTACACCTTCAAACTTCATATCAGAAACGTGAGTGCCAGGAGGCATCTTGTTTCTGATTTCATTAAA